TGTTGTGTCGTCAGCGCCCCGCCTTCTTCGTCTCGCGTGAAACCTGTGGCGCTTGATGTTGTTGGCACCTGTGCATATCTCATTCGCACGTTGTCGCAGAAGGTGTAGCCCGACTCGTCGCCCATGTCACCCGTGGTGAACGAACTTGACGCTGTAACGCCAGACAGTGTCTGCACGGTGTTCGACGTGTTGAAGACGGCGGGGATTGATGAGCCGCTGATCCAGAATGCCGAATCAAACGAAATTGCAGGCCCGCTGTCGTATGTCGTAATCCCCAGGCCACCCGCATACGTCAACGACGCTGCGGAGTAATTCACTGCGGCTTGAATGGTTCGATTTGCCCTGCCCCACTGTTTCGTAAGGACGTGATACACCACGGCGCTGTCAATGGTGATTGATGCCGTTGAGCAGTAGTAAATCGTGACGGTGTTGCTTGCCTTGTCCCATGCCACGATGGTTTTGTATCGGTAGCTCGGGTTCATGTCGCGAAACAGCCAGTTCCGAAGCGCCGCAGTGTTCTCAAGCGGCCTGGGAGTCGTGCCGTCGAACAGGTACACGTTGTCCTCACCAACAAAGATGTGCCCGATCATCGTGTCTGCAATGGCTTCTTGTCCTACACAGCCCACATCGTTGGACAGTTGCCTGAAATCCCAGACCACTGGCGAGCCAGCGTACCGCCCGACAAATACAGAACGTGCCTTGTAAGCCACCACATCGTCACCAAAGCGCCGGGCGGCGGTGAGTGGGCCTGCGCCCCCAATCAGCCTGCCCGTGGTCGCTTGCGTTGCTATAGAAGGCGTCCAGCTTGTTTCATCGTTCAGCGCAGAACACGCCCATTGATCGGAACTGGTGTTCGTGTTGAACGCAATCGCAAACCCCAGCACGCTGACAAGGTGCTTTGCTTGTGGAGCGGTGGCAACGTCAGCAAATGCCGCGCCTGTGCTTCGCTGAATGACGCATGTCGGAGACGCTGCGAGTACGGAGTTCCCGTATGGAACGAACACCCAACGGTCGTCAGAACCCGCCGAGTAACTTGCGCCGCGTGAGCGGTCGTTCCATGTCGTGCCGTCCCACTCGTAAATCTTTGTGGCCGTGCCCGCAAAGAACCTGCGCGAATCAGACAGGTTGTTTGTAATGGCCGAGCCGATACAAGCCGCCGCCAAAGCCGACACCCCAGGCGACACAGCAGCCGGTGCGCTGCGCATGCCCGATTCGTAGGGAATCGTCATCGTGCAATCGGTGAGCACTCCCGGCGTCGCCGGGTCAAGGTCTGGGGCAAAGCCGATCAGCGGAATCACAGCGACCGCACCCTCATTGCGGAACCAGAGCGAACTGACGCATCGTCTGTGTTCATGAACTCTGCCACCGCCTGCCTGTATCGAGCGTCGTAAGCCTGCCCCTTGTCCAAATCCATCAGGTACGAACAGCCCTCGACGATGCAGGCATTGAGATACAGGCTGGGGTGCGCCGTGAGAAGCCAGTTTGTTGTGGTTGACGCAATGTCAAGGCGCTGGTAGTAGTCCATCAACACCGAATAGGCAGCGTCGGGCGTCGGGCCGAATTGGATTGTGTTTCCGAGGAAGCAGTACACCACCGGCTTGCCCGTGAATTCACCTGCCGGAAATCGTCTGTCCATGATCTCCGGCGTGATGACAGACATGGCCCCCGGAGGGTTGGTGCCCACCAAGGTGATGTTTTCTGCTTCCAAAAAATCGTTCGGCAGGGTCACCGATTGCACGTTCGCTGTCGTTGTCAAGGTGGTGTTGACAACTTGACGGCGGGCGCGGATGTCGCGTGAGATGCGCTCTTCCGCAAGCGTGATGAAATCAGGAATGACTGACGTCAGGTCGCTGCGATTGAGCCAAGTCGCAATGGCTGTTTGCAGGTTGCTGTACGTTGAGATAGCCATGAGTCAATCCTTGGTAAAGATCACAACTGACCTTTCCAGATGCGGAAATCAGACCGCACCGGGTCCATCAAGAATCGCCTGATGTGGTCTTGGCTGCCGCAGAATTCGCTGAACAAAATGTTGTTGTCGTTCAGGTACTTCTCAATTTCCACTGAGCCAAAACGCCCCGCATGACGCATGTCTGCCGAGCCAAACAGCCCCGCGTTGTGTCTGGCCTTGGCGTCTTCTGCAATCGGCGTCTGATCTTGCGTCGATCCCGTGTACAAAGTGCCGTCTTCAAGCGCAATGGTGGTGACCATGTCGCCTGTTTGGATGTCCTGGCGCATCAGCTTGATTCCAGCGGCACGACGTTGAATCGGCCCGCACCGCCCGCGCCTTGAATGCCTGCGATGTGCGTGATGCCCTTTGGCACCTGAAGAACCACCGAGTCGGCAGGCTGCACCAGGGCGTCGTTGGTGGTAGCTGCAACCGCAGCCAGTCCGAGTTTGACAAACGTCTCGTTTGACGATGTGACGCGGATGAAATTGGGTTTATTTCCCGAAGAATCGTTGGGGATCGCTACCGCCGCAGATGTGCCGCTGGTTGCTTGCGTCACCCCAACTGCCGTGATGGTGAAAAACCCACCGCCGAATGTTTGTGCCATGAAAACTCCAGCGCCTCTCAGCGTTAAGAGACGAAAAAAAGCCCACCGAAGTGGGCTGAGAAGATGCCTGATTGATCAGGCTGGCGACAGATGCACCGTGATCGAGCCGACAGCCGATGTGGCCGTGCCCGTCAGGTCATAGCTCAGAGCATCGCCCGGTGCCAGCAGCAGGTCGCTTGCGGTTGTCGACAAAGTCAGCGACTGGTTGGCGTTGGCCGTGCCGACAATGTTGAACGAACCAGAGTGCAGCGCCGTGCCCGAAGCCGGAGCGGTAGCCGTTGGCGTCTTGCGAATCTGAACGGTGCAGGCACCACCCGTTCCCGCCACATCAACGCGGCCACGAATGGCTTTGACGACGTATGCCCGATCAGCCACGAAAAACGTGCTGTCGGCTGTGGTTGCCACATAGTTGACAGTGACAGGCACCCAGCCGCGGCCCGATGGATTGGTGAGCGAACTCAGCCCAACCAAGTCCATAGAAGAATCAGGATTTTGAGAAATGTCTACGGACATGATGTCCTCCTTCAAGGAGACAGGGGCCGAAGCCCCCGTCAGGGTTTACAGGATGTCGTAGATCGCGCCGTGAGCCTTTGGAGCGCGGCACTCCAGCGTCCACTCAGCCAGGATCTCGCGCTGCTCGGCATCGCCGGTTTTTGCGAGTTCGATGGTCTGGAACGGACGCAGATACGCCACCGCCAGCTTGTCGGACTGAAGCACGAACGCTTCGCGAGTCGCCATGAAGCGATTCGGGACGCACTGCAAGGTGCCGAAGTCGCTGACGTAGAAGTCAACGCTGGAGTACAGCTTGGCGTCTTCCGACTTGTCCATGCGGGTCGCGTTGCCGGTGAAACCCGAGAACGTCTGCTTGGCGGCAGGCGGCAGCATGATCATGTCTGGCTCGCCACCAGCGGAGAACACCTGTTGGAGAACGTCCTTGACCTGCGACTCGGTGAAGGCGCGCTGCGTGCCTGCGGTGTAGCCTGTGTTGCCGGTGTACGAAGCCAGCGTGCCGCCGTTGCGGTTCACGTTGTCAACCAACCAGCCACGCAGCCCACGCGAGCGACGAGTCGCGCCAGTCACCAACACATCGTTTTGAGTCAGGCCGACTTCCATGTCGCGCTTGATTTCAAAAGACTTGAGAGACAACTGGTAAGCCAGTTCGTCTTTGCGGCCCGCCGGGTTCATCGACTGCTGAGTGCCCGAAACCACAATCTTCTTTGCAGAGATTTGGGTGCGGTTCGTCAAACGAACGGTGACCGTTGCCGCAGTTGCAGTCAAGTCGTCGCCTTCGATCTGCTCGTTGTTTGCGGCAGCGGCGAGGTCTTGGGTCTGCCACTCGTGCAGCGTGCTCGTGGCTTTGGACTTTGAAGCCATGTTCAGAACAGGCGTCTGGGTCGGGCTGATCCGATAAATGATGTCGGTCAGGTCTTCACGATTGCCAATCGCGGCAGTCGTGGCAAAGGTATTGGTTGGTGCTGCCATTGCAGCCTCCTTTCAGCGCCTCTCGGCGTTAGAAAATCACAGAAGGTTTGCGAACACGGCGGCGGCGTCTTCAACGCGGCCTGACCTGCTCAACTTTTGGAACGCGGTTGAACGCTTGTCCATGCCGGGGTTGTCCCCGACACCTGGGCGCTCAACTCGCGTCGGAAGGGTGGACACCTTCTTTGCCGCTGCGCTGGCTTTGGCGACCATCTGGCGATACAGCATCGCCTCGCGGGCAATGACGACGGCTCGCGAATCCGCAAGACTTGCCACGGTTTTTTCGTCGTAGCCTTCGTTCAGAAGGAAGTCGCGCAGGGCTGCTTTTTCGGCCTTGGCTTTCGTCTCGTCTTTCCACGACGGGATCTTGGCAAGCAGTTGTTCTCGCTGATCCTGCAAGTGTTGGGCTTGACGTTGCTCGGCCTCGTAGGCGTCCTGCTGTTGCACGCGCTGCTGCTCGGCGTAGACCTGGGACAGACGCGCCTGTTGCTCTTGGGCAATGCGCTGCTGTTTCAGGTACTCCACCGGGTCGGTTTCCAACAACGCTTGCCAGTCGGTTGTCTGCTGCTGTTGCAACGCGGCTTCCGTCTGGATTTGCAGGCGCTGAAGGTTCTGCGCGTAGGTTTGGCGCTCTTGCTGCGCCTTGACAAACTCCGCCTCTGCCGCCCGCCTCACTTCTGAGACTTCCTGCGTCTTGCGGGTGTAATCAGCTTGACGCTGATAGCCGTTCTTTAGCTCTGAGAGCTTGACCTCCACCGCCTTGCCGTCAATCTTGACGGTGACAGTTGGATCGTCTTCTTCTTCAGGCTCCGCTTCTGGCTCTGCGGTTTCCGCTACGGGTTCAAGCTCCGTATCGGGTTCTTCTTTGGGCGGCTCTTGCGGGTCCAGGTATGCAGCAAACACATCCCGGCCTGTCTCTGCCGTAATCGT